TCGGCTTCCCCACTACCATCTTTTTCCAAATTTCTCGGAACATTAAGTCAGCCTTGTCGTAAGATAAGCCAACACACCATATTCTTTTATTAGGCTGAGAAGCTAAAAAGGTTGCTTCCATAGCAGAACAAGTTGTCTTGCCGAATCTTCTACCACATACCATTACAAAAAACCTAGATGTCTCCTTCGATGGGAAATGCAATTTATTTTGACCTTTATGAGGTTTATAACCCATATAGTCAAACCAAGATTTCTTAAATTTTAATTCTTCTGTTAATTTATTTTCCATTAAAGGTTGCAATAAACATCTGTCATAATCTAACTTATGGCAGAAGATAAATACAAGATATAGTATTTTTATTTTTAAAAACACTAAATAGGAGGGCAGTATGTCCGAAGAAACAAAAACAGTAGCAAGCGAAACAGTAAGTGAGCAACCTACCCAAGAAACACCAGCAAGTTCGCCTGATGATGGTGGTTTAATAGCAGAAAGCAAAAAGTATAGAAAAAGGGCGCAGGATGCAGAAGCTCGTATAGCGGAAATGGAAAAGAAGATGGCAAAAGCAGAAGAAGCAAAGTTGAAAGAGAAAGAAGATTTTAAAACACTTTATGAAAAAGTGGCTTCTGAAAATGAAACTTTATCATCTGTAGCAGATAAATGGACTAAATACGAAGAAACAAGACGTGCTTCTTTATTAGAAAAACATCCTGAAGATGAAAGAGAGTCTTTGGCAAACTTGCCTTTAGACACTCTAGAATTTGTTACAAATAAAATTAGCGGTGTTAAGGCTAATGCTCCTCAAGTTGCTGGAAATCCTAGAGCAGAACATAAGCAGATCAATGAAGATTGGACTAAAATGGATGAAAGAGAAAGGCGAGCTAATTGGCAAAATATCGTAGCATCGCATAAAAAAAATTAAAATTCCCTAAATAGGGAAAGGAGAATAAATGTTTAATATTCAAAATGAGATATTTGGAAATCCTATACTTAACCGCATAGGGACAAATAACGACATAACACAAATCTTGTGTCTTGCAGATACAGGCGATAGTATTTTAGGTGCAGCTAGTACAACTACAACACACTTAGAATTTGTTCCAGAACTATGGTCAGACGGTATTTATAGATTTTTTGAAAGAGGCACAGTATTTAAAAATCTAATAGAAGACTACTCTTCTATGGTGACAGGTGCAGGTGACACAGTAAACATACCTCAAATTGATTTAGTTGCTTCAGCCGATAAAGCTGTTGATTCGTTAGTGACTTACGATGCAACTCACTCAACACAAACACAGCTTGTTATTAATAAGCATAAATACAATGCTATGTTATTTGAAGACGTATTAATGATTCAATCAAATGCCGACCTAGTGTCGAAATACACTCAAATGTTTGGTGAAGCTCTTGCAAGGGCTGTTGATGCTGATATTTGGGCTGAACTAGATGGCGTTAATGAAGGTGCAACACTTGGAACTGACGATGTGATTTTAGCTGCCGAATTTCAAGCAGCGCTTGCAAACTTAGGTGAAAATGATGTTCCTTATATGGATGGAGACTGTTCTTTTGTTGTAAACCCAACATTAGCAGCAGACATTATGGATCCTTCGGCTGGAATCTCTAAGAATTTCTGGAGAGCAGATGCAAGTGGTAGTGGTACAGTTCTTATGGATGGCGGAACTAAAGGTTTCATAGGAAAGCTATTTGGCATTAACGTATATATGTCAAATACAGTTGCTACAGCAGGAACAGCAATATCAGGGGCGATTTTTCACAAATCGGCTGCTGTATGTGCGGTTCAGCAAGACGTAAGAGTGCAAGCTGAATACTCTATTGATGCTTTGGGTACTAAAGTGGTAGCAGATATGATATATGGTGCTAAACTGATTGATAGTGCAAGCAACAAAAAAGGTTACAAACTAACTAACGCTTCATAATAGTTAGTAGTTTAAAATTATACAGGGGGCGTAAAAACCCCCTGTATAACAAAAGGAGATACAATGGCACAATTATGGTATAAATTTGAAAAAAGAATTAAAAGGGTATCTGAGGATATTTCTTCGGTTGAAATACAGAAATTGAAAAAAGATGGTTATGTTCAGGTTTTAGACAGGTCTAACCCAGAAGGCTCTATTATTGAACAGCCTAAACCTAAATCAAAACCCAAGCCTAAAGCTAAAAAGAAGTCTAAAAAGAAATGAAAGACTTAACTGATAAAATTAGAAAGGGTGGGGTTCAAAAGTTTACTGGCTCACAGCTAGGTATAAGCACGCAAGGGAAAGGCAGTTTTCCAAGAATAAATTACCAAACAGACCCTGAGTATAAAAAGAATTTTGACAGCATTTTTAGAAAGCCTAAAAAAAGTGGCAAATAAATATAAATACTGGGCTGAAGAATATAAAATTATGAAAGATATTATAGAACAATTAAAGATACACGAAGGTTATAAATCTAAAGTATACAAGTGTACTGCTGGGGTAGATACGATAGGTGTAGGCTTTGCTATTAAAGACTTAGAGTTGTCTGAAGAAGTATGTGACTTGATCTTACAAGAAAAATTAGAATTATTAGAAGAGAGATTTGAGAAAAAGTTTGATTGGTTTAAAACCTCTCCTATAGAAGTGAGAAATGTTATGCTTAATATGGCGTACCAATTAGGGTTTAGAGGTTTTTGTAAATTTAAAAAAACTATAGCGTATTTAGAGGACGCTGAATGGGAAAAAGCTTCAGTAGAGATGTTAGACTCAAAGTGGGCAAAGCAAACTCCCAATAGAGCTAGAGAGTTAAGCGAGATAATTAAATCTCTTTAGTTGCCTTCTACTTACGTCATTTATTAATTTATGTCATCAGATGAATACTTAGATAAGGTTCTAGCTTGCCCTAGATGCTATCATCGAGGCTTAACTAAGAGTGGTTTCGATAAGGCTAAACAAAGATATGAGTGTAGGGCTTGCAAGCACAGAAGTGTAAATCCCATAGAAGACCTTGAGCTTCTTAGAGAGAATGTTAAATATCGCAAAGAGAAGCAAAAGGCTCAAGACGTTACTAGGATTGAAAGAAAGGGGTTTAGGGAACACGCAAGAATTGAAAACGCTGTAGAAGAGTACAGCAAAGAATTAAAAAAGCTTTTTGAAAAGAATAAACTACATAAGTCGACTAAAAGCCATAAGATTAGTAAAAGGGCGGTTGGGGTCATCCAATTTAGTGATGTTCATTTTAATGAATTAGTCGAACTTCAGAATAATCGTTATGATTTTAAAGTTGCATCACAGCGATGCCAATACTTCGTAGAGAAGGCATCAGCGTACTTCAAGACAAATGGGGTTAGCCAAGTTGTGGTGGCTTTAACTGGAGACCTAATGAATAGTGACCGAAGGCTGGATGAATTATTAAATCAGGCTTCTAATAGAGCTAATGCTACTTTTTTAGCTGTAGATATAATGCAGCAGGTCATTCTAGACCTAAATAGTAACTTTAATATTAGTGTGGCTAATGTAGTAGGGAATGAAGGTCGTGCAAATAAAGAATTAGGATGGTCTAATCAAGTAGCTACAGATAACTATGATTATACTATATTTAACTGCCTAAGATACCTTTTTAAAGACTCAAAGGTACATTTTGTAGATGGTGATCCATCTGAATTAGTTATTAATGTAGCAGGGCAGAACCTTTTAATGATACACGGACACGGAGCAATAGGCGCAGGTGTAGAAAAATCTATCAATCAAATATGTGGTAGATATTCAATGAAAGGTATAAAGATAGACTATGTTATATTTGGACACGTTCATTCTGCTAGAGTAGGAGATTGCTTTGGAAGGTCATCTAGTATGGTAGGAGCAAATGACTATTCAGAGAAGGCTCTAAATCTTGGTGGAAGAGCAAGTCAAAACGCTTATGTGTTTTATGATAATGGAAACCGAGATGGAATTAAAATAGACTTGCAGAACATTGATTGTAAAGGTTATGAAATTGATAAGACTTTGGAGGCGTATAATGCAAAATCGGCAAAGAAAAATCGGAAACGAGAAACCATATTCAAGGTGGTCGTATAGTACA